GGTTAAGATTTCGGGCGGCCTTCTCGACAGGGAAAGCTCAAGACTCCAACTCCGTCAACTGGCTCCATGTCACCCTGTGTTTAGGGGTGCTCGTCCTGTTAGTTTGGAGTCTTGGGTGAGTAGCTCCCGCGTCCAACGGGGGTATCAAAGTCAGCGCCTTGTCGCTGAGTATTTTAGAACTAACGGCTGGCCGTATGCGCAACCCGCAGGCTCAGGTCGTTCAGGTACCGACATCACTGGGGTAATAGGGGTCGATGTCGAAGTAAAAGCACGCCGAGGCATTAAAGTCGCCGAGGCTATGAAGCAACTCCGAGATCGGTACAAGGACGGGGTTTTGCCAGTGGCAATCCTACGTCTAGACGGTCAAGGCGAAGCTCACATCGCGGATTGGCCCGCCATCGTGCCACTCCATGTGTTTATCGACCTATTGAAAGCGGCAGGGTATGACAAACCTAAGTTCTGACCTGTCCGAGAGGAGCGCAGATGCGCCCAACAACACAGAAGTTTCTTCAAATCGTGGGGACGTCGCTCGCGATAGCGACGCTCACCAACGCATTATCAGCACCAACAGCGAGTCCGATTGTCTATGCACAACGTCCACCTCTGATGCAAGTGGACGCGAAGGCCGTGGCTCGGGAGTTGCTAACAGACAAGCAGTTCAGGTGTCTCACCCGTCTCATCGGCAAGGAGAGCGCTTGGAACCCGAAGGCCAAGAATCCGTCCAGCACTGCCATCGGCATTGGACAGCTTCTTGAAAGCACTTATCAGAACATCGGCATGAAGCACTCTAAGGCTGAAGTGCCACAACTGATCGCGACTCTCGCCTATATCGGGCGAAAGTACGGTTCGGCAGGACCCTGTGGCGCGTGGCGTCACTGGCAAAAGAACAACTGGTACTAGGGGGGACAGAATGAGCGCGTTCGACAAGGACAAACCAAAGATCGACCTGCCACTTGACGTGGCGGCGTGGATTGAGTTATACCGCAAGACCCAAGGCGAGATCAAAAGCCTCGAGGAGAAGTTAGACCAAGCAAAAGCCAAGATTCAAGAGATGATGGGCGAGAACGAGGTCGGCATGCTCGACGGCAGAGTCGCAGTGCGCTGGACCAAGGTAACTTCATTCAGACTTGACGTCGCCAAGGCTAAAGAGGTGCTTGACCCAAAGATTTACACTTTCCTTTCGCGGGAATCTGAGTCTCGCCGTTTCACGATAGTTGAGCCCGATGTCAATAGTTGACCCAATCGTGCCAGCTCCCGACTGGGGGCGCCAGCCTAACATTCCCGACCACGAAATCTACGAGGACGAGGACGACGAATGAGCTATGCCAGACTATTTAGCGACCAAGAGGAGTACGCAAACGCCGTTCGCGACGTTGTTATCCAAGCAGGCATTTGGTCTCCTAGAGCTGGGCAAGTTCAGATTGGCCCCAGCGAAGTCGGTCACAAGTGTACCCGCCGCCTCGCTTACAAACTCCTCGACTGGGACAAGCCAAACGAAATGCAAGGCGGTTCGTGGGCCGCGCAGGTCGGCACTGCTATTCATGCGTACCTCGCAGAAGTCTTCGGCAAGCGCGAGGGTTTTCTCATCGAGCAGCGCGTTACCATTCGAGGCAACCTCGCAGGTACCGTCGATCTCTTTGACATCAAGAATGGTGTGGTGCTCGATTGGAAAACAACGGGCGCAACTAAGCTGGCAAATTACAAGAAGTTCGGGGCAGATCACCAGCAACTCGTTCAAGTTCAGCTTTACGCCTACGGACTGGCTCAACAAGGAGCTGAGGTCAAGAAGGTGGCGCTGTGCTACCTACCGACGTCAGGCTCACTCACAGACATGGTCCTTATCATGCACGACTACGACGAGCAGGTCGCTCTCAATGCTTTGGCGCGTCTTGACTCGATTCACGCGCTATTGGCCGCGGCAGACGTCGAAGCCAACCCCGAGATTTGGAGTCAAATACCTGCAGAGCCTGACAGGCTTTGTGCTTGGTGTCCATACTTCAAACCATTCAGTAAGTCTCTCGTAGAAGGGTGCCCAGGTGACACTGCCTGAGAAAACTATCAACGACATCGTCAAAGAGATGATCGAGGCTGCTGGAGAGGAACCCACCACCAACACCAACCAACAGAAAGCAGGGGAATAAATGGAAGCATTTGCTTCACCAGCCGCCGCAAGCGCTGGCCCAAAACCAGCTGACTTACAAGGTCAGTTGCTCATCTTCAAGCCAATCGAATACCGCTCAGGTATCGAGACGGTCAACGGTCCAGCTGACGCGATTTCGTGCGACGTCACCAACCTTGACACCAACCAAGAGTACAGCGATGTCCTCTTTTTCAACATCGCAATCCGCAACGCACTGCGTCCACTAATCGGTCAGCGCGTGCTCGGCCGCATTCAACAGGGCGTGGCCAAGCCTGGCAAGACAGCTCCATGGATTATCGTGGACGCTTCTGCAGATCAGGCGGCGATTGCCAAGGCCTCGGCTTACAAGCCAGGGGCAGCAGCAGCGCCAGCTGTAGCACCAGCCGCAGCGGGTGGAGTTCCACCTGAAGTCGCGGCTCTTTTAGCTCAACTCGGGGCTAAACCTCTCTAGGTTTCTTAGAGCAGTATCCTTCCACTGATCTCTAAGGAAGGCGCGGTGTTGCAGGACGTGAGAAGGGGAAGCTCACCAATTCAGGCAAGTTCGGGTGCAAAGCCCGACACCGCACGCAAAAACGAACAACAAACGGGGGAGCAGCACAGATGTCTCTAGAGGTACTCACAGCGGCGCTGAGATTCGCGGCAGCTGGCTGCTCAGTCGTGCCAGTTATGGCAGACGGCTCCAAGCGTCCAGGCATCGGTGCTTGGAAAGAGTATCAGCACAAGCTGCCGACCGTTGAAGAACTGCAGGCTTGGTTCAAAGATGCCAAGGGCGTCGGTATCATCACAGGCAAGATCTCGAACAACCTCGAAATGCTCGAAGTCGAGGGTCGCGCCGTAGCTGACGGCATTCACACTGAAATCAAAGACATGGCAATCGAGACTGGACTCGGCGAACTTTGGCAACGGCTGAACGAGGGCTATTGCGAAATGACCCCAAGTGGCGGTCTGCACTGGTTCTACCGCATAGATGGCGAAGTCCCAGGCAATACAAAGTTGGCTAGACGCCCCGCTTCAGGCGACGGCGTTGATGTGCTGGCCGAGACCCGTGGCGAGGGTGGCTTCGTGGTTGCAGCCCCCAGCGGCGGGTCTTGTCACCCCTCAGGTGGTTCTTGGTCTTTGATTTCGGGCTCGATTGAGACAATACCGACCATCACTTCAGGAGAGCGCGAGGCACTGCACTCCCTCTTTAGATATTTCGACCAGCTTCCGAAGGCCTCAATAGTGGCTTCAGAGGTCACGGAGAGGCATCGGGACGCGAACTCGACACTCCCAGGCGACGACTACAACGCAAAGACCAGCTGGGACGAGATCTTGTTGCCACTGGGCTGGACAAAGGTATTCTCAAAGGCACAGACCACCGCTTGGTGCCGCCCAGGCAAGACTGAAGGCATCAGCGCCACCACCAATTACGAGGGCTCAGATCTGCTCTTTGTCTTTAGCACTAGCACAATCTTTGAAGCAGAACGCGGCTACTCCAAGTTCGCGGTTTACACGCTATTGGAACACGGTGGTGACTTCCATAAGGCAGCGTCAGCGCTGGCCGCGAAGGGCTTTGGCAGTGGCAGTTCAAGCGCCCTGCAACCGATTGACATTTCACAGCTGATGCAAGCGCCCGAGCCTGAGCCATTCGCAGAGCCTGTGACAGAGCCCGACACCAGCTGGCTTCCAAGAGCGATTGAGTATGACGAGGACGAGACCGAAGCTGGCCCAACTGTTCTCTACCGTACAGACGGGCAGTGTTTGCTCTACGCTGGAAAAATCAACGCCATATTCGGAGAGTCAGAGTCAGGCAAGACTTGGGTGGCACTGGAAGCGGTGCGCCAACAGCTGGTGCAGGGCAACAAGGTCTTTTATATTGACTTCGAGGATTCAAAGCGCGGTATTCGCGGCCGATTGAAGGCGCTTGGCGTCATGCGAGATCACTTTGCCCGCTTTAAGTACGCCAACCCTGACGGCTCTTACAACGAGATCGCCCAGCAAGCACTGCTCGGCTCGATTCGCGACTTCACCCCCGACCTGATTGTGATGGACGGAGTCAACGCCGCCATGAACCTGTTGGGACTAGACCTTGAAAAAAACAAAGACGCCACCCAGTTCAGTCAGGTGGTCTTGCGGCCGCTTCGCCTTTGGGGTGCTGCTGTCTTGACCATTGACCACGTCACAAAGTCCAAAGACAACCGAGGCAACTACGCAATCGGTGCTCAGGCCAAGCGTGCAGACATTGACGGCGTCGCCATCTCGGTGGACGTGTCTATGCCTTTTGGCCGAGGCTCCAACGGCAAGCTGAATCTGAAGATCACCAAAGACCGCCCAGGCTTCGTCCGTGGCATCAGCCAAGAGGCTTCTTATGTCGGCCACGTCGATCTGATCTCCCAAGCTGACAACCGAATCGAGATCTCCATTGTCGGCGGGCAGGTCGGTTTCACCCCCCATGAGTATTTGATGCGCAAGGTCTCGGAGTTCATGCAAAACCACGGCGCAGAACTTTCGACCAACCAAATCGTCCAAGCGATTGACGGTGGCACCGACCAGATTAAAAAGGCGCTCGCCCAACTCGAGGGGCAGGGCTTCTTGGCAATTAGGGCTCAGGGACAGGGACGCTATTACAAGCACCTCAAGTCCTTTGTCTTGGGAGCGCCTCAGCCGTTTGGCGGCGTCCTAGATAACTTGACCGACTTGACCGACCCTGACCGCGAGGGTATCGGTCAAGTAGGGGCAAGAGGCGACCGAAACTTGACCGACTTCGCCCCCCCCTATAAGGGGGGGCGGTCGGTGAAGTCGGTCAGCAGTGATGATGGTGAACCCGATGCAGGATAAAATGGCTATAAAGGATTTCTGCCGTATTTGTGGAGCTGCGCTTTGGAAGGCGCAGTGGTGCGGTTTTTCGGTGTTTTCGGACGGCACCCCCATAAATACATTGGTAGAGATCGAGTGCTTACTAAAAAAGCGCCCGACGTATGGCGTTTCTAGGTGGTTGCCCAGCTTCTACCTAGAACGCCGATCAATGCTCAACATACACAAGCAATACGAGTTCATACTCGCCAAGCATCTTTGCGGCTCAGCCCAGGCCGTGAAGGAGCACCCAATCTACTGGGCAGTACCACAACAACTCGAACCTAACTTCTAAAAGGGGGAACAAATGGCAGGACGTCTTATCGCCGTAGTCGGCGGTCAGTATGGCAGTGAAGGAAAGGGCGCCGTAGCAGGCTACCTATCCGCAACCTCTGATGCACCATTCATGGGAATCAGAGTGGCAGGACCAAACGCAGGCCACACCGTCATCGGCAAAGGCCCCAACGGCGAGGAGTCATACGCTTGGCGACTTCGCTCAATCCCAGTCAACGCAGTGACTGCACCCGAATCTGACCTCATCATCGCGGCAGGCTCTGAGATCGACATGGAAGTCTTTAACAGAGAACTTTCAGAACTAGACCAAGCTGGCTACCAGGCCAGTTCACGCATCATCGTGGACGACCAAGCCACAATCTTGGAGCCTCGCCACCACGATATCGAGACCAGCGACGGCATTCAAGCCCGAATCGGCTCGACCAGCAAAGGCATCGGCGCTTCACGTGCTGACCGCATTATGCGCAAGGCTTCTCTATTCGGCGGTGGCGTGGATACTTCACAAGTTATTCGCGAGCACCTACAAAGAGGCGGCACTGCTCTAATCGAAGGCACACAAGGCTACGGCCTTGGACTGCACGCAGGTCTGTACCCGTTCTGCACAAGTCAAGACTGCAGAGCCTTGGACTTCTTGTCGCAAGCTGGCGTCAGTCCGTGGGACCGAGCAGTTGATGTCTTTGACATTTGGGTCACAGCCCGCACCTACCCAATCCGTGTTGCTGGCAACTCGGGACCGCTGGAGAACGAGACCAGCTGGGAACAACTAGGGCTAGAGGCCGAGCGCACGACCGTGACTCAGAAGATTCGCAGAGTCGGGCACTTTGACAGCAAGTTAGTGCGTGACGCCGTCATTGGCAACGGTGGTGCTCCAACTGTCAAGGTTGCACTCACCATGTTTGACTACATCTTTCCTGAGTTGAAAGATCAGGGTCAAATAGACATCTTGTCTGAGGAACAACAACGCTACATCACCGACATTGAAAGTGCAGTGAATGCACCAGTCAAGTTGGTGGGCACTGGACCTTCAACAATGGCGTGGGTCAAATAATGGCCTTCGAGAGCTGGGAAGATGTGGCAGCGGCACTTCGAAAAGAGACGCCCACCAAAGATGCACCGACTGTTCAGAGTCTTGCTGACTGGTGGTTGGACGAGACCAAAAACGAACTGGACTCTGTGATACCAAAAGCCGTGGAATACGGTAGCGCAGACCTAAAAGTCATCGGCTTCGCTTTAAGTCAAATGATTGGCAAGCCGACCAACGTGACTGAGGACGAGTTGGGCATCGCGTTTTACGTGCTCGGCAAAGTTGCACGGCTGATCGGTGGCTATGCAGATGGCAGAGCGCCTTCTGACGACACATGGCACGACATCGCTATCTACACAAAGATGGCGCAGTACGCACGCAAGCACAACGGCTGGGGTGGATTCGTCGAATGATAGTCTACCTTGCTGGCCCGATTGATTTCGTCACAGGCTCCAAAGTAAACAAGCTAAAAGACGAAATCAAAGCACACTTTAAAGAGCAAGAGTGTGTGTGGGTGTACGACCCAGCTGGTGCATGGAACGCACCGAGCGACTTCGTACCTGACGAGTTCGTGCACTGGGCCAATCTGCTTGTGCTCGAGCAATCCGACCTTGTTGTTGCAGTGTTGACGAAAGGCGTGCTCACAGTGGGCACAATCCTCGAAATCCAGCACGCACACGACAATGAGATTCCTGTCGTTGTAATTGGCGACCTTGGGATTAACAGCGTAGGACTGGCAGCGCTTGAAGTGCCAGTATTCGAATCAATAATGGAATGGAGTGACTATGGCAGCCCTGTTGTACCGCGTACTGACGCCGACTGGCTTAGCGCCAACTAAGGCGTACGGCGACGATGCAGGTTTCGATCTGTATTGCGACGCTGAAATGGTGATCGAACCTAGCACCTTTGTGGACGTCCCACTCGGTGTTGCAATCAAAGTGCCTGAAGGGACTTGGGGTTTGCTAACAGCTCGCTCCAGCACCTTGCGCAAGCACGGCCTCATGGTGGCACAAGGTGTCATCGATTGTGGCTACACTGGTCCACTTTTTGCAGGAGTGTGGAACATGACTGACAAGCCTGTCAAAATCGAACCTGGCATGCGCTTGGTTCAATATATCCTAATGACCAACGCTTCTCTTGATGTCCAAGCACAAGAGGTGGCAGAACTTCCCAAAACCGACCGTGGCGCTTCGGGTTTTGGGAGTTCAGGTGTCTGAGAAGCCCCTTATTGAAACCGCCCAAGAGCTTAGAGACGTGGCCACATGGTACAAAGATCTGAGCGCAGAACTGACGCCTGGACGCACTGGCGAGCGCTCCAGCCGTTCGGTTCCTGGCCCGAGGCTCCCACTTCGTGTCGATGTGCTTGATGCGATTGTGAGCATTCGTACTGATACACTTATGTGGGAAGCCGAACTGAGACTTGAAAGAGATCAGGGGGCTACACCAAACAATGACACTGAGCGGTCGTTGTTTTGGGTTGCGGACACGATTGAGAGCTGGCCGACTGCAAATCGGACACGGTTGATTGAAGAGATCAGCCACTCAACGAGTAAGCGGCACACACAAATCAAGATACTACTAGGATTGGAGCAGAGGCCTTTGACGGCAAGACTAAGATGCCCACATTGTGAAAAGAACTTAGTTATCAAGCTGGACCAAGGGCTTCTGCTCTGCCGAAATCACAACTGCAGGTGCGCTGTTGAAGAGTGCGACTGCACTAGAGGCAAGGGGCACGCATGGACCGAAAAGGATTGGCCAATGCTGGGATTGATGCTCGACACGCCAAAGGCTGATTGAGTCATGCGGGTGGCACAAACCACGTTTCGTGTGGTAGAATTATCCTCTTGGGGTAGAGTTGTATTTCTAAGGGCGATATTATGGGCCTAACCGTTTCAATGTCAATCGGCGCTCTACAAACTGAGCTAGATACAGACCAAGACCTCAGCTTTGATGCAATCGAATCCATACTAACTAGGGCCGTCAGGTCCACTCTTGACGCGTATATGTCCTTGCCACCTGAGGAAAGAATGCGCGTCATCTATGACGTTTTTAGTGGGCACGATGACGAGGACGATGATTAAGCCTTGCACGGATTGTGGCGTCTTAGTACGCGACTGTGCTCGTTGTTTACAATGCCATGCTAAGTATAGGACTACCAAGCTAAGTGCAAGCAAACGCGGGTATGATAGCAAATGGCGCCGTTTATCAAGAGAACTGAGGCGTTTGCAGCCTTGGTGTTCGTTTTGTGGTTTTGCTGCAGATCTCACAGTTGACCACATAGTACCCCTATCTATGGGGGGCAGTAATGACATCACCAATCTAAGGGTGCTATGTCGCAGTTGCAACTCAGGTAGGTAACACGCGCTAAGCGCAGTATCCCCCTGGCATTTTTCCACCCCCCCTCGAAGTTCAAAAATCCACGCGTACAGAGAC